AGGGCGGTACAATCGCAATATTATCAACAAAACCTCTATGTGCTATCCTAACTGAGCCCTCCGAGGAATGCATCGCTGGTACCTCAACCGGAGCGCTACCCATCAAAGAGTTTGCGTCGATTTGGTACGGGATTGCAACTTCGTAGTCACCCATTCCGAAAATTTTCCCAATTGTGTTTTGTGCGAGATTGCCGAGGCCACGCCCGACTTTCTCCCCGAGATTAACCAAGAAACCTCCTCCGGCTCGAGAAACCCCAGATTTACCCTTCTGGGGGCGCGCCTTCGCCGCAGGCGCTCGCTTAGGGGTCGACTTGCCTTTCTTGTTAGGCATGTGATGAGCAAAGGTTCACTGTTTTCACTCAATCACAAGGCTCGGTATGGTAGCCACCGCTGCGTGGCATTTAGGGAGTCTGCACCTCCCCCCTCACCTCGGCCCGCTTACGTGTGAAGCGATGCAAAGAACCAAGCCTGCAACACGGGATGGTGCCAAAAGAAGGGATGTCCTCCAGCTTCTTTCAGGCATTCCAGGAGATAGGATTCAACCTCCTTTATGTCGTGTGCAGTGGCGTGATACCTGTCAGCAAACCACTGAAGTGTTTGCCGGCTTGGTTTGCAGTCACCCAACGCGTTCGCGTGCACATTCCACGTTGCCTCGGAAGGTGCGTCGTCCTTGGCCTCACTTAGCGAGAGATAATGCTGCCTGATGACCCGTAACACGGGGACGAGATCGAATGTGGGGCGACCAAGGAGATTCCCTCTCATCCTGGCCACTTGTTGTCGCGTTGGCGGAAGTGAAACTGTCCATGCCATCTTCGACAACTCCCGGAACAAGTCCGGACCCAACACTGCGGTTTCGCCTACCCCATCTCTTAAACAGGGTATGAAATGTGCAGAGCAATACTGAGGTCTTTGAACAAGCTTGAGCTTGGGTTTCAAGTCCATCTGTTTAAGGATGTGCTCGATCGTCCAGGATAGCTCAGAATGCCGTTCCTGTGGGAATACGGCATCTCGACCTTTGAATGCAATGACATTATCGTCACCAAGCCCCATCATCCTCCACTCGAGTGAGACATTTGCACGCTCCTCATAAACCGATATAGCTTTGCTATGGGCGATAAACTGAATTAGGGTGTTCCCCAAGCTTGTGTTCTGGTCCCCACTCTTCCGAGTAAATTTTACAGAGTATGAATGCCACCTGCCAAAACCAACAGTTTTTGCCTGGTGTTGCAAAGCGATGAGAGATTCTTTCGGAATCGGAAACGACAAATAATATGCCATTTCGGCCCTGTGGGCCCCTTCACCTTGCGATGCA